GCTCAAAATTATATCGCTTTCCGTTGGGCTTGTTTCAAGACTCTTACCCGGTCAAGGAACATCCCAATTTTAATTAATGGTGATGATATTCTGTTTCAATCAAGTGAGAGCTTCGCCGCTTCGTGGATGGAGGTTGTTTCGGAGGTGGGGCTTGAGGTTGAACGTACCAAGACTTCAATTTCTCAAGAGTTCGGCTCGCTCAATTCGACCTTGGTTCGTTGGTCGAATGGGCGTCTTAAAGTTGTGCCTACTCTTAGGTTTGGTATGCTTCGTCAACCCGAGTTTCCCCATAACCTCTCGAAGGTTTTCCGTGACTTTGTTTCTGCTGCCCCGCGCAAGGGGGGCATGAGGTTTATCGCCGCTCGTGAGTGGTTCTCGTGGCAGCGACCCTCTTTCAAGCAGGGCCTTTCTTTGGCCGAGCTTGGTTTTGAGGGTTCACTTGCATGGAGAGCCGCTGGGCGTGAGGGTATCCTCACCTTGCAGAAAAGTCGTTTGTTGACCGGTGAGACCCTAGACAAGTCTCTTCCTTTTGTTAAGGACCTACACAATGTCGTGCTTTCCGGCGACAACGTTGTTAAGGTGCCAAGTTTGACAAAGGAAGAGGAGCTGGCCTTTGGCCTCGAGGTGGTGGCGTGGAAGTGGACCCTCGCACGCAATGTAAGCATCAGTCGGAAGACTGCTAAGCTCCGTTTTTTTCTGGCGCTCCATAGCGCTAGGTTTTCGGGGCATTATGATGCTTCGATCATTGCGTGTTCTCGAGGGCTCGAGTCCCGCCCGTGGTATCGTCGACGGGCTCCGGAGGAGGTCGACTGGATGGTCGTTTATAAGGAGGCTTACCTGAAACCTCGTCCTGCCGTTGAGAAGACGAGGTTCTTTTTTAATTATATGGACAGGTTGCCTTCTTATGAGGAGGTGGACGGGCCGGTGCGTTCCGCACCTGTCCATTCCATACGTGACAAACAGGTCGAGCTGGCTTTGCTTGAAGCTCGACTGTTCGGTCTGCCAGATCAAAAGGATCCTGTCCACCCTGAGGGGTGTGGTTCAGGACTGTCTCCCCGTACTTGTTTGTGCGGGGGCCCGATTGGGGACCGGTGTCCGTGTGGAGGCCATTAATCGGCGGCGTGAGCAACGCCGCGGGGGGAACTTAGTAAAAGTCTCGTGGATACGAGTTAGGACGCCCTTCCGAGGATGGATGGGTCTGGAGTAGGCGCACAGTGCGCGGTCCATTTGGGTAATACCAATGAGGACCATGTTTGAGGCAGGACAGGGCTTTGTTTCGCCCCATAGCCCCCCAGTCACTCGCCGTCTGCGGAGAGTGTCCAGCCGCCAGTGGGATCACGAGTGCCAAGGCTCGTTTTATGGACTTGATGCGTCCGATCCTGCATATTGGAGGTTGAAGGGGGGTGCTATTGCAGCTTAAATAATGGAAGTGTCCAGCTGAGTGGTCCGGAAGGCAGGGGGGGTTAACCCCCCGTAAGTTGGCCCCTACTAACGGGGAACCTTCCCAGCAAGGATCTGTGTGGTGAAAGGGACCAGTACGGAGGTGGACGTCGCGCCAGGCGACGAAGCGAGATAAT